TTTACTAGGCTCTTATAAAATACTTTATAATTATGTATATGCAGAAAACACTTCTGCTATAAAATGGTTAAAAAGTCTTGGCTTTACTTTTGTGAATTACCACAAAGAGTTTGGTCTACAACAAAAACCCTTCTACGAATTTTTGAGGATTGCCTAGATGTGTGTTGGTGCTGCGTTAGGTTTAGGAACAAAAGCTGTCGGTGGTGCCTTAATTTCTCAGGCAACAGCTTTTAATATTGGTTTAGGTCTTACAGTTGCTAACTCTTTTATGGGTAGAGCAGCAGCTCAAGACGTAGCAAATCAAACTTATAGTCAAGGTCTTCAAGCTAACATATCAGCAGAAGATGATAAAAGACAAAAACAATTAGCTTTAGCAGAAAAGAGAGAGGAAGAAGAAAAAGCAGCAGCTCAAGACAAATTTGCTAGGACTATAGAAACATTGAACGTACAATCAGCAATAAAAGCTTCAGAACAATCTGGTCTAACAACTGGTTTAATATTAAGAGATATTGGTTTACAAGGAGCTAACTATAGAGAGTCTGTAAATCAAAGCTTAGAATCTATGCAAAGACAGTATTTATTTAATATACAAGCAACAGAATCAGAATATTTAAATAGAAGAAACAGAATACAAACTAATATAAATGAAGCTTATAACAATGTACCTACTCTTGGTCAGACGTTAGTTGACATAGGTGTAGGTGCTTTCAGTAACTACAGTTCTGCACTAAACATTCCAGCTTAAACTATGGCAATTCAAGATTACAAATTTCAAAGTACAGCAGGGAAAAGTTTTAGAACTCCTGTAGAAACTGCTGTTGAACCTGTAACTGTATTACCTAAAACTAACACAATGGTTTTGGCAGAAACTCTACAATCTGTTAATCCAACTTTGCAAAAGTTTTTAGGTAATGAAATAAATAAACAAAAACCATATTTAATACAAGAAGGTATGAATCAGGTTTTAGCTGCTCAAGGTGATGAATTAAAAGAATTAGTTAAAAAAGTACAACAACGTGATGGGAAAAGAGCTGCAAAAGATTTGATAGGAAATAATGTTTTTACTCAGTATGGAGTAGAAAAAGCTATGGCTATAAATTTAGGTAATGCCATAGAAGCTAAGACGAATAAGTTTTTTAAAAATAAAATGGTTACTACAGAAGTAAATGGACAAACTGTTGTTTTACCGTTAAGTGATTTTGATGTAAACTCAACAGTTTGGAAAGAAGCAGTAGCAGAATTTCAAGCACAACAACTTCCAGATACAAAAGGAATAAGACCTGACTTATTAAATTTGCATTTCTTACCAAAACAAGGAGCTGCTTTAACAAAAGTATTTAATGACCAAGTATCAAGCAAAGCTGACAGGACTATTAAAAACGCATCTTTAGGGTATGAACAACTCTTATTTGGTTCTTTCCTAAGTATTGATGATTATCAAAAAAATATTGAATTAAACATTATTAATGATGATGGATTTATAGATGGCAATTCTTATGCTTTCAATCAAATACAAAATGCTACGAATCTTATGGTTAGTCAAGGATTGTCAGAAGTAGTAACACCTGACAAACTTCTTACTATCATAGAAAGTACTGGTTATAAAATTGTTGATTATTATTTAGAAGAAGGTCTTACTTTAGAAGAAGCTTTTAATGAGTTTGAAAGGTTTACTGACTTCGTTGGTCCTTTAGATGTTGGACAGAATCGTAGTTTAGATATGTTTTATTCAAACAAGCTACCAAGTATTAAAGCTAATATTATTAAAAAAATAGAAGAAGAAAAAAAGAATGAAAATGATCTAGTTAAAATAGCTGAAGAAAATGCTATTAACAAAAAATTAGATGCTTTAGATTTTTCAAGTAGTAATCCTAAAGACATTGAAAAAACATATCTTGCGATTAAAGAATTAAAAGCAGAATTTGGAGATAGAATAGCATTTATAGATCAACGAGTAGACGCATTAAATATAAATGTAGATCAATGGTTTGATAACTTTGAACTTGATTGGTACAAAGGAGCATTTGTAGGCAAAAAAGAAGAAGCAATAACACTTCTAAGTAATTTTTATACTGGTTTAGGTTCAGCTAGAACTCAAGCAGACTATGACAGATTTGATAAATTATTGAAAATGATTAAAGGTACTACTGGTAATAGTTATATGGAGGACTATCCAATGATTGAAGATAGTCTTCAGTTTGCAAAAGATTTGTTAAAAGAAACAGACAAGAATGGTGCAGTCTTTATTCCTCCTAAAAGAGTAGATGCTTTGTACAAATTGGATAAAAAACTAAAAGAAGATATTTTTCTTATAAGACAGAATGTAGATTTAGATAGTGAAGGTAAGAGAGAAGCTATTAGAAAAAGACTAGATGTATACGAAGCGGATGTTCGCAAGATGGCTGGCAATAATAATTTATTTGATGAAAACAAATTTAATAAAATGTTTGGTGTCAGTGATGGTCAAGGTAGCGGTGATGGTGACGGTGATGGTGATGGTCAGGGTGATGGTCAGGGTGACGGTCAGGGTGAAGGTTTTTATAATGAAGACAACTTTAATAAAGATGACACAAAAAACACTATTGAAGGATTGAATTTAGGTTATAACCCAAATGAAATAGTAAGTGATATAAATACAAATCCTTTTCAATTTAATGAAGGGGATTTGATAGCAGCTAATTTCACACCTATAAGTCAAGAAAATAATAATTCACAACAAAATGTAGAACAGGAAGAAAATAATTTAGTTCAAAACATAGCGTCTATAGCTCAAGACTTTATTCAAAATCCTAAAGATTTTACTTTTGATAAGGTGGCACAAGTAGCAAAGGTAGAGTCATCTAAAAACTTTGTAGACTTTTTCCTTGAAGAATTTATAAATAACAATGCAGAACAAGGTCGAGATTTAACTAACTTACTTACACAAGATGACCAAGCATTTTTAAAACAAGAGACTTTAGGAATATTAAATAGTCCTATTGCTAAAACATTACTTGCTGCAAAAGATTACCAAGGAGTACAAGATTATGTACGAGAACAACTAATGATGGGATTTGGTTATAACAATCGTTTAGGATTACAAAATTCACTTGGTCATGGAAACTATTTAGATGTAGAAGCCTATGTAAATAACAAAGAGATTATATATAACAATACATATTTATTCCAAAGTGTAGACACAGAAACTCAAGGTAGCGATTTATTACTTAGGTTGCCAATGTCTCTAGCTATGAAAATAATGAACTTACCTTTACCAAAAGGAGTGAATAATAGATTACTACAAATAATTAGTAACACTCCAAGAAAATATGTTATAGATAAAATTGGTGAAGAAAATGTCAATAAAATACTAGATAACCCATACCGATATACCATAAACTTAGGTAAGGTTTAAACATGACAGATTCTAATTTAAATAACAATTCTTTATTAAACAATGAAGAAGAACTAAATAATGACGAACAAACGAATCAAAACACTGTTATTGGAAATAACGAAGTTGTTGAAAAAGATCAAGTAAATAATTTTGATATCTCTAATATAGGTTTTCAAAACAAAAACATTTTTACAAAAGATATTTTTAAAAGCGATTTAAGCTTTATAGATTTCAATACTGAATTTAATTTAAATAATTCTATTAATACTTTTTACATGGATGAAAGTGATACCTTTGAATTTGCAAGTGATGAATTTAATTTAGGTAGAAAACTTTTTTCACAATTAACAACTGAAAATAAGACAGAAGTAAATGATAACGAAAAGTTTATACAGATTTCAGATCCTCTTTTGAAATACCTTGGTTTTGTAAATTTCTTTGATAAATACAAAAACGACAGAACACCTATAAGAACATGGAAAGACAGACAAACAATTAATAAATTATTTAAAGATAATACAGGTTATCAGTTTCAAGAATTATTAAATAATGATATACCTTTAGAAGTTATTGAAAGTGATGAATTTCAAGCAGGTGTTGATGTAGTAATTGATTATTACGAAAGGAACGGATATAGCATAACAATTCCAGAAAGAACAAATCTTACACCTTTTGAACAAACTTTGAAAGGTTTAGGTATTGAAATTGGTGGTGGTTTAACTCTTGATGCAATAACTTCTCCACTATTAGGTATGGGTCCATATGGAATAGGAGCTTACGTTCTTCTTAATATAACTGGTGGTGCTATTTTAAATTATGAAGCACAAGAAAAAAGATTTGGACAGGCTGGGTTTATAGGTAGAAAAGACGAAATAAACTGGGGAGAATTATTTAACTCTGGTCTTTTACAATCAATACCTTTTGGAACAGAAGCTAAAGGTTGGAAAGGAATATTAAAAGCATTTGGTTTTGGTAGTACAATGTCAGGCTATGACGTAATTACAAGAACTTTAATAGATGAAAAAAGGTTTCCTACCTTTAATGAATTTTTAATTTCAATTGGTTTAGGTGGTTCTTTTGCTGCAACTTTTAAAGGCGGCATAGAATTGTTTTCTAAGCTTGCTACAAAATTTAAAGGTAAAAGTGTAGAGGAAATAAATTCACTAATTACAGATACAGAAAAAACTGAACTAACACAATTTTTTGAAGACGGTAAAGTTCTTCAAAAACAATTACAGCAACAACCTCAAGCTGGTAACAGTAATACTGATGGTTTTGATGAAACGATAGATGCAGTAACCGTAATGATTGATAACGTAACTAAAAGAAATACAGACGAAAGTGGAGTCTTAAGATTTAAAAACAAAGAAGAAGAGTTGTTATTTAGTGATCTTGTAGATCAAAGAAGAAAACTAATGGCAGCTAAAGAAAAGATAGAACTTGAAAGAAAAGACTTAAACGATAAGACAAAAGTTAATGATTCAGTTTTAGAAGACACATCAAAAATAGATAAGAAAACTAAACCAAATAATACTGAAAGCGGAACTGGAGACAAAAAAGTAAGAGTCTATAAAATGCCGCCAAACTTTAAAAATAGTAAGGGTAGGTATGGACAAGCACCTGTTGTCTTTGAATCTGATTTTGATAAGATGGCTTGGTCTTTAAGGTTTGGTAAGAAAGTTAAAGCACAAAGAGACAGTGAAATCTTGTCATCATTTATTAATCAAGGTTTTACAGAGAAAGAAGTTAGAGAACATGGAGCTAAGATTCATCAAATAATAAAAAATCAAGTTATAGATTTAACAGGTACAGCTCAAGCAGGTAATAACACAGCAGGTCTAACAATCAAAATAAAAGCACAAAATCAAATTTTATCTGGCAAAACTAAAGTTAATAACACTACAAAAAATAATTTTGTAATTGATGAAGATACAGGAGTAATTAAAGGTGATGGTAACTTTGTATTAGGAGGTAGAGTCAAAGCTTCGGACAGAGGCAATGTTGGTACTATCGTAGGTTTTAATGAATCTACAGGAGAGATTTCAGTTTTATTTACCAATAAAAAAACAGGTGCTACATTAACTAAAAAGTTTAAACCAGATCAATTAACTTCTGTTGGTAGACGAGGTAGACCAAAGAAAAATCCTGTAGTAGATATACCAGATGAAACAATAAAAAGTACAAAAGATGGTAATGAAGTTATTGAACCTGCTAAAACTAAATTAAATAACAGAAATAAAAATCCACAACAGATAAAGTTTCTTGAGTCTTTGAAACCAAATCAAAGAACAATGATAAAAAAAATAGTAGCAGCTTTACAAGATGCAGATATTTTTAAAGGAAGCAAGAGTCAAGTACAAACAAAATTAGAAGGTTTAGGAATGTTTGATAAAGGAATACTTGATTTAGCTAATACAAAACAAATAAAAGAATATGCACTGATGTATTCAAAATTATATGATCTTGTACCTTCTGATTCTTTAAACTATGCACTGGCTCAAGTCATAACTTTAGCGTCAGATAACGTAGCAAATGTAAACAAAAAGTTTATGAAAGCTATTAAAGATCAAGATATTAACGCTATTAGAAAAGCAATTAATGAATTATCAGATGCTTTATTAGAAGTTGAAGAGTGGTTAACGCTAGGTATTCCTTTAAGAACACAGGCTGCTAGAACTGTAGCTTCATTCAACATGAAACCAGAATCAGGATTACTTGGTAAAACAGTAGATGAAGTTGTTAATATGACTCCTAATCAAAAGAAAGAATGGGAAATGATACAACCTGACTTAGGAAGAAGCATATCTGAAAAAATAAAAATTAATCAAGCTTTTAGGGCTGAATTAAATCTTGCTGCTAATTTAGCTGAAGAGACAGGTGACTATAGCAAGCTTGCAAAATTAGCTACGACAATAGACGCTACTGATGGTCAAGTAGAAAAAGTTGTAGCTATGAAACAAGCTGACAAATTTAATATTGGTAGAAGATTTAACAACTTAGTTAGAACATATAACGAGATTGGAATAAATGCTTTACTATCAGCTCCTACTACACAAGAAATAAATTTATTTTCTGGTGTTGCTATGAGTTATTTAAAAGCTGCAAACTTAGCAGCAGGTTCAAGTAATA